GGAGAAGGATAAGCCCGCGACGGCCAACTATGTCTGCGAGCATTGTGGATCTTGCTGGTCTGATGCGAAGCGATACCGAGCAATACGATACGGTAAGTGGAAAGCTACATCAGATGGAGACGGCAAGACGGCGGGCTTCCATCTGAGTGGTCTTTATTCACCGTGGACACCGCTGGAAGACAGCGTCCGAGATTTCTTGGCGTCCAAGCGAGATCCGATGCGCTTGAAGACTTGGGTGAACACCTTCTTGGGCGAGACTTGGGAGGATCAAGGCGAACAGGTTGACGACCACGATCTAATGCAGCGCGCAGAGGATTGGGGTGGGGAACTGCCAGATGATGTCTTGTTGCTTACCGCTGGCGTTGACGTGCAGGATGATCGCTTGGAGTTGGAGGTTGTCGGTTGGGGTCGAGGCGAGGAAAGCTGGAGCATTGATTACCAGACAATCTACGGTGATCCATCGACTGCCGATCTATGGATGCAGCTTGACCAGACTTTGCAGCAGAGGTTCGTGCATCCAATACATGGCGAGATGGTCATCAGATCGGCTTGCGTTGACTCTGGTGGCCACTACACGCAGCAGGTTTACAACTATTGCCGCGCCCGCGCTGGGCGCAAGGTGTTCGCGATCAAAGGTGTTGGCGGTGAGGGCAAGCCAATCGCGGGCAGGCCGACGAAGAACAACATTGGCAAGATCAATCTATTCCCGGTGGGAACAGACACAGCGAAAGAATTGATCTATTCTCGCTTGAAGATCGTAGAAGAGGGCGAGGGTTATTGCCACTTCCCGACTGGGCGAAGTGAAGAATACTATCGGATGTTGACCGCTGAAAAGAAGGTCACGAAGTATTTCAAGGGGCGTCCAAAACGTGAATGGGTTAAGATCAGGACGCGAAACGAGGCACTTGATTGCCGCGTTTATGCTACGGCTGCGCTTGCTATCTTGAATCTAAACCTAGAGACCGTTTACAGAAGAGCGCAAAATGTGGTACAATCCGCATCGGATAATACCGTCTCGCGTCGTCCCGCAGTCCCTCGTAGAAGCAGCTTTGTGCATGGATATAAATAATGGCCAATCTGTTTGATGCGGCAAACGCCCCAGAAGGCGAGCCTCTTGAGATCGTAGTTGGTGACTTCCTCCAGTGGAAGCGCTCTGACATCGCGGTTGATTACCCGCCCAGCGCCTACTCTGCTGAGTATGTTGCTCGCATCACTGGCGGCGGTTCCAACGAGATCAAAATACCTGCGACTGAGCCAAGCGGAGAAGACTATTATCTCTTCACGGCAGACAGCGACACGTCTTCTGCCTTTACACCTGGTAAGTACCATTGGCAGCTTGAGGTAACACAGACCTCTTCTGGCAATCGCATCGTCTTTGACGTTGGTGATTTTCAAGCCCTCCCTGATATGGATAACAATCAGGCTGATCCTCGAATCCATGCCGAGGTGATGATTGACAAAATCGAGTCCATTCTTGAAGGCAAGGCTGACAGCGATGTCAGCAGCTACAGCATCGCTGGTCGATCTTTGACTAAGATGACGTTTGACGAACTTCTTGCCGCGCGTGATCGGTATCGCGCTGAAGTGGTGAAGCATGAGAACCGCGAGAGGGTCAAGCGCGGCAAATCAAGCGGCTCCACGATCAAAGTAAGGTTTAGCTGATGGGTCTTCTGGATATATTCAAAAAGCCCGTCAAGCCAAAGGGCTTCCAGAGGCGAAACTATGCCGCTGCTGCAAAGGGGCGGCTTTTTGCTGACTTTAACGGAAGCAACCGCAGCGCTGACAGTGAAATCCGGTGGGCGCTGAATGAATTGCGAAACAGGTCGCGCGATCTGGAGCGCAACAACGAGTATTTTCGTCGTTATCTCCAGCTTCTGCGAACAAATGTGGTCGGTAACAACGGCTTCCGGCTGCAAGTAAGGGCAGATAACCCTGACGGGTCGCAAGACGGCGCTGGCAACCGCATGATTGAGGCTGCTTGGGCTGAATTTGGGCGTCTTGGTGGCCCGACTGTTGACGGGAAAATGAGCCTGATCGATTTGGAGAACCATGTCATCACAGGCATGGCCCGTGACGGCGAGGTTTTCTTGCGTATCGTCAAAAACCGAGCATTTCGTTATCAGATCGCTATTCAGGTCATTGAGCCTGATCGCGTTGATGAAGAAATGAATGAGCTATATCGCAACGGCAACGATGTCCGCATGGGCGTTGAACTGGACGAATATCGTCGTCCTGTTGCCTATCACATTCTGCTGAACCATCCCGGCGATTATGATTACACGACATTGGCAAAAGGCACGAAGAGAGTGCGTGTTCCTGCCTCAGAGATCATGCACATCTATCGCCAAGAACGTGCGGGCCAGACGCGCGGCACACCTTGGTCAACGGCTGCAATATCGGCGTTGAAGATGCTGCATGGGTATCGCGAGGCAGAACTGGTTGCTGCGCGGACTGCTGCCTCGAAAATGGGCTTCTTTACTAGCCCTGCTGGTGATGACTTCATGGCAGATGGCTATGAGGGTGAAGGTGGAACAGGATCTCCGATCTACGACGCGGAAGCTGGCACATTCCACCAACTGCCTGCGGGCGTAGATTTCACGCCGTTTGACCCGTCTCATCCAACATCTGCATTTGCCGACTTTGAGAAGAGCATTCTTCGCGGTATCGCTGGCGGCTTGGGTGTAAGTTACACATCTCTGGCGAATGATCTTGAAGGCACAAGCTATTCGTCTATCCGGCAGGGCGCATTGGAAGAGCGTGATTTCTATCGGACGCTTCAGACGTTTATGATCGACCACTTCCTTGATCCGCTTTATCGGGTCTGGCTGGAGCATGTGGTTGATAACGCACTGACACCGATCACGGGGTCGGGGAAATACGAGAAGTTTTCTCGCTCGTTCATGTTCCGTCCGCGTGGCTTCCAGTGGGTTGATCCACTCAAGGAGATCAATGCTGCTGTTGTCGGCTTGCAGAACGGTATTTTGAGCCATAGCGACATTGCTGCCAACTATGGGCGAGATGCTGAAGAAACCTTTGCTCAGATTACACGCGACAAAGAAAGCGCAGCGCAATACGGGCTGTCCACGGCTTACGAGCCATTCGGAGACAAGCAGCCTGTTCCGGCTGACGCAGGAGGTTCGGATGCCCTACAAACCGACTGATGGAATGAAGGAAGAGGCTCGTAGGGGTCTTGAATGGCGTCGTGAGTTTGGGCGCGGCGGCACTGAAGTGGGTGTTGCTCGCGCTCGCGATATTTCGAATGGCAAAGACTTGTCAGAAAGCACTGTCAAACGGATGCACAGCTTTTTCGCCCGCCATGAGGTGGACAAGAAAGCGGAAGGCTTCCGACCAGGTGAAGAGGGCTATCCAAGCGCTGGACGCATCGCATGGGCGCTGTGGGGCGGTGATGCGGGGCAGTCGTGGGCGCGCGACAAGGTTGCGAGCATGGACTCAGAGGAGCGCACAGTGCAAATCGATGAGAAAGATGATATAGTCTCCGAAACAAATGAGGTGACAGAGATGTCTGATCAACGTGCAGAGCCGGATGAACTGAGCGTGGGTAACTACGTTGAGTGGGACAGTTCCGGCGGTGAAGCATACGGCAAGGTCGAGCGCATTGAGCGTGATGGTCAAATCGATGTGCCTGATACAGATGTGAAGATCAACGGCGATGCGGATGATCCCGCAGCGCTGATTGAGGTTTACCGCGAAGGTGAAGACGGCTGGGCTGCATCTGGTGTAATGGTCGGCCACCGCTTCAGCGAACTGCGTAGGGTCGCAGAGCGCGGATACAAAGAGAAGGACCGCTTTAGCCGGGACGACATGAAGACACGCGCGATGACGGCATCGGCCAAGGTCATTGATGATGAGAGACGCGCTGTCCGCATGGCAATATCCAGCGAAGAGCCTGTCGAGCGTAGTTTCGGCAAAGAGATTTTGGATCATGCTGAAGGAAGCATTGACCTTGAGTTCGCTCGCTCTGGTCGGATGCCTTTGTTGCTTGATCACGACCCACGCCAACAGATCGGCGTGATTGAGGATGTAGAGATTGACTCTGCTACCCGTCGTCTGCGGGGAACTGTGCGTTTCGGAAGAGGCGCGCTTGCAAGTGAAATCTACAATGACGTTGTTGACGATATTCGCGGCAACGTATCTGTTGGCTATGCAGTCAACAAAATGGATCGCGAAGGATCGGATAGCTACCGTGTATCTTCGTGGTCGCCAATGGAGGTATCCGTTGTATCGATTCCCGCTGACAGGACAGTCGGCGTTGGTCGTGCAGCAGAAACTTCACCCGCTAAACTTGTAACTGAAACTCCCATTATGGAGACCACTATGACTGAAGAAGTCAAAATCGACGTGGAAGCGGTGAAGGCTGAAGCTGCCCGTTCCGCTGCCAAAGAGACTGGCGAGATTTACCGTCTCGCTGCGAAGCACAACAAGCGTGAAATGGCTGACGAAGCTGTCCAAAAGGGCGTTTCTCTGGCTGAGTTCCGTGGTCAGCTTCTTGATGTGATCGGTTCGAAGCCGCTGGATGACAGCGCCATCGGTCTGAGCAAGAAGGAAGTCCGCGAGTTCTCGTTGATGCGCGCAATCCGTGCGATGGCAAACCCGTCTGATCGTGGCGCTCGCGCTGCTGCTGAGTTCGAGTTTGAAGCTGCCGCTGAAGCTGCAAAGCGTGATGGCGTTGATCCACAGGGTCTCTACATCCCTGCTGATGTTCGCCGCTCTTGGTCCCAGCGTGACCTGAACACCTCTGACGATTCGGCAATGGTTGCTGAAGACTATCGCAGCGGTGACTTCATCGACGTTCTGCGGAACGCTTCGTCGGTGATGCAGGCAGGCGCGACCATGCTCACGGGCCTTGTTGGTGATGTTAAGATCCCCAAGAAGACTGCTGCTTCGACTGCCGGCTGGATTTCGACTGAAGGCGGTGCGTCTTCTGAGTCCGAGCCAACATTTGGTCAGGTCACAATGTCGCCAAAAACGCTTGGCGCGTTCACCGACATCACTCGCTTGATGATGATGCAGTCGAGCCTCGACATTGAGGCACTGGTCCGCAACGACCTTTCGACTGGTCTGGCTCTCGCGATTGACAACGGTGCGCTTCAGGGGTCCGGTTCTTCCGGTCAGCCGACAGGCATTGCAAACACATCGGGCATCAACGCTCCGACGAACTTTGCAGCGGCAAACCCGACCTTCGCGGAAGTGGTGGCAATGGAAACGGCTGTTGCCGAGGATAACGCTCTCATGGGCAACCTCGCATACATCCTGCCAGCTTCCATGTACGGCGCTCTAAAGACCACCGTGAAGGACTCTGGTTCTGGCCAGTTCGTTGTCGAACCAGGCAACACGATGAACGGCTATCGCGCAGTTGTTTCCAACCAAGTCACCGCAGGCGACTTGTACTTTGGTAACTTCTCCGATTTGCTGATCGGTATGTATGGCGGTCTCGACCTCACAGTCGATCCGTATACAGCATCGACCAGCGGCACGGTTCGCATCGTTGCGCTGCAAACTGTTGATGTTGCTGTCCGTCATGCGGTTAGCTTCGCCTACAACAACGACGGCTCATAATGCCGCTCACTTGGGGGAGCCTTTCTGGCTCCTCCAATCCCAAACCGGAGAACACCATGAATCACTATCTGGTATTGAAGAACTGCGTTGCTGGTGGAAAACGCCGCACCGCTGGTGATGTAGTCCAGCTTCCCTCAAGCGAGGGTAATATTCTGATTTCTATGGGTCGCGTTGAGCAAACCTCCGCGCCAAAGGCTGCACCTGTTGTGCAAGACCGCGCTGTTGGCCTAAAGGAAGACGACGCGCCAAAGAAACGGGGACGCAAAGCAAAAGATGCCTCTGCCGCTAAATGATGATCTGACATCCATCTTGTTGGTGGATGAGTTCGCTGCCGCTGTCACTTATGACGGCGGTACGATCTACGGCATCTTTGACAATGAGACTGTCCCTGTTGATGCTGGCGGGTATGTGCAGGTTCATCAAGAACAGCCAAGGCTGACTTGCCGCACTGCTGACATTCCTACCATCGCTGAAGATGATCAGATGGTCATCAACTCTATTACCTACGACATCAAGGCGTGGGTCCATGACGGCACGGGCGTAACGACAGTACAGTTGGAAAAAGTCTGATGGCTCACATTCGCCAACAAATACGAAGCCGAGCGGAGACCATCCTGACAAGCGGTGTGACGCTTGCTACGGGTGGTGTTTATGCGTCTCGCGTGTATCCGCTCACAGAGGCCAAGCTGCCTGCTGTGACCGTGTACAGCGGCTCTGAGGCTTCAGGCTTACAGACTATGGGCGTGAGGACGCTTGCGCGTGATCTCAGCCTTGTAATAGACGCCTATGTGCGTGTGACAGATGCGTTTGACGATGATGTAGATGCTCTTTGCGTTCAGATCGAAGAGACCATTGCGGCAGATTACACGTTGAACGGATTGGTCAAAGATAGCATCTTAACTAGCACAGAGATTGACTTTGACGGTGACGCCGAGCGTCCTGTTGGCGTTGCTCGCTTAACGTACACGATCAGATATGTTACCACTATTGGTGACGTTGAAACGGCCAGATAACAGGAGGCTCCTATGGCTACACATACCGGAAGCGAAGGGACCGTTAAGGTCGGTTCTAATGCAATCGCGGAAATCCGTTCCTTTTCCATTGAGGAAAGCGCGGACACGCTGGAAGATACCACGATGGGTGATACCGCCCGCACCTACAAGCCGTCGCTGACAAACTTTACGGGGTCTGTTGACGCTTTGTGGGATGAGACTGATACCACGGGCCAAGGCGCTCTGACTATCGGTGCAGAGGTCACGTTGAACCTTTACCCTGAAGGCGATGCTTCCGGCGATACCTATCTAACCGGATCTGCCATTGTCACTGGTCGGACTGTCAATTCGTCGTTTGATGGATTGGTGGAGATGTCCATTTCGGTTCAGGGTAATGGCGCTCTGACACAGACTACGGTGTAAGATGAGTCTAGCCAAACGCATCGCGGCCAAGCGCGCTGAACAAGATCGCAAGGTCATTGAGGTTGCGGAATGGGGCGAGGGGGATTATCCTCTTCGCCTCTACTCTGCGGCTGTTACAGCCCGCGACATGGATAAGGTCCAACGCAAGCATCCCAACTTCTTGAACAACGTCACTATGGGCGGCATGGTGGATGTGATCATTGAAAAGTGTGAGCTTCACAACGGCGAAAAAGCGTTTACGCTGGAAGATAAAGCGGTGCTTATGGGGGAGCCGATCCCCACGATCACCAAAGTATTCAGTGAAGTGTTTTCTGGGGTAGATGTTGAGGATCACCTAAAAAACTAAAAGGCGACCCGTTCAGAATGAACCTGGTTGCGCTGGCTGATCGACTTGGCAAGACAATAGCCGAGATTGAGGAAATCAGCGTCACAGAGTATAATGAATGGGTCGCATATTTTATGATCCTTGAGGAGCGCGAGAAAAATGGCACAAGGTCTAGGTGAAAATCTCGCGATTAATATTGGCGTAAACGTCACTGGATTGCCTCAAATCCAGCAAGTGCAGACCCGAATGACGGGTCTAAACAAGACAATCCAGAGATCAACATCGCAGTATAGCGCCAACGCTGTGGCCACCAATAAGTGGGCCAAGGGTGCGTTGCAGCAGGCTGGTTATCAGGTCGGTGACTTCGCAGTTCAAATTGCAGGTGGCACTAACGCAATCCAAGCGTTTGGTCAGCAGGGTTCTCAGCTTTTAGGCATCTTTGGACCTGTTGGTGCTGTTCTTGGTGCTGCTGTCGCGATTGCATCGGCTGTCGGCGTGGCATTCAGCAAGATGGGTGGCGAAGCAAAAGAAGCAACGCAAGACATCAAAAGTCTTTCAGCAGCCCTTAATGATGTAGAGGCTGGCGCTAGGCTGACTGGATCAGCATTTGATGAATATCTTACAAAGCACTTTGAGGCCGCAGAGATACAAATTAAGTCTCTCATTGAGCGTCTTGAGGACGTGCGACTTGACGCATTGCGACAATCAATCGGCCAAGTCATGGACGAATCATCATCTGGTCTTGAAGATATTAAAAAAGAATTTGAGGACATATCAGAAACCATTGGTGCGAACATGAAGCTAATGGGTGAGTCCCCCGGCGCTCGCACAGCATTTGAGAGGGCGCTTGAACGCGCAAGAGAATTTAAGGAAGAAGTTGGATTAACGACCAACGAATTTCAGATATTCTTGGACAATATGGAAAGGGTCAAGAGCGCCCAGACATTTGATTCTTTGGTCAATGAGATTGCCAGAATGGAAGAGCATCTTGCAAGGTCTAATGCAGGCGGGATGTCTGATTTCAGAGATAAACTTGCCGAATTACTCGCTAATTCTGGCGTATTTGATCGCATGGCTGAAGGTGTTGAAGCTGTAGGGGATGCCGCTGACGAAACTAAAACAAAAGTTGCTCAACTTGGAAAGACTGCGCTGTCAGCAGCAGAAGCTATTTTCCAATTAAATCAAGGCATTCTCCCTCCGCAGGCGAGGGAAGATTTACGTTTTATTGATTCAGCATATGAATTGAGCCGTGAGCTAAATCGAGAAATAACTAACACCGGAGAGCAATCTGGAGCCTCAACTCGCTCTGTGGCTTCCAATGTTTCAGCAACTACTAAAAACGCACTTGGTAACATAGAAAGAATGTTCGATGAGCTTGATGCCATCGTTGAAAATGTCTCCAAGACCATCGAAGGCAGTTTGACTAGCGGCTTCATGTCAATGATTGATGGGACAAAGACAGTTAAAGACGCCTTCAGCGACATGGCGA